CCACAACAAATGCTCGGCAGCATAGGTGAAAGTTTGCTGCGCGTGAACCGTGATCGCCACAATGCAGGCCTAGCGCCTGATGGTACAAAATGGAAAGAGTTATCTGAATTAACACTTAAAGAGAAACGCAAAGGCGGCGTACTCAATAAAACTGGTGAAATGCTGCAAAGCTTTAATTACCAAGTCGAGGACGATACTTTAAGACTTGGCTTTGATGGAGCCAGAAACGCTCAATTAGCAATATGGCATCATGATGGTAC